GAACGATCCGGTCAAGCCCCACCGCACAGGTATGTGCGCTATGGCCTTGTCCAAGTCTTTGAACCGCTTGCCGCTTGGGTTCTTGAGCCGCGTCAACTCGTCAAAGATAATCCCGTCGAAGCCTGACAGGTCTGGAAGCGTCTGGATGTTGTCGTAGTTGGTGATGACAATGTCTGACGTACTCTCAAACGCATCTTCCCGCTGACGCGGCGACCCCACCGCAAGCTCGATAGCCATCGGAAAGCCCCACTTGTCGCGCTCCTGTCGCCACACTTCTACGCAGACACGCTTGGGTGCCAGCACCAGCCACCGCCGTACGTCAGGACGCGCCTCGATAGCCGACAACGCGATCAGGGTCTTGCCAGCGCCGACGCGAGCTAAAACCATAGCCCTATCGGTCCTAACCAAAAAGTCAGCGGCGTCAGCTTGGTAAGGGCGTAGAGTCACTCGTCACCCTCAAACTCACTCAGGTCTTCGACGCAGTCGTCGTACTTGCCCACGTTGCCGTCCCACCCCCGGCGGATATACTCTTTTCCGCCGTCCACCATAACGTGCGCCGGGCACCCGCACTCTTGGTAGTCGTGGGTGTGCTTGCTCTCGATAGTGACGCCGCACTTCCGGCAACGCGCGGCGTTTCGGATGATCTTTGGTAGGTGTTTCATGGTCAGCCTTCCTCCGCTTGCGACAGCGACCACACAACCAGCGTCGCGTAGCCTGCGATGTCTTCCCAATGGTCGCGCATTGCGGGGTTCCCGTTAAGTATGCGGCTGATCTTCACGACGATCATCAGCAGCGCGTCGCGCTGGGCGGCTGACAGGTGAGCCCAGTTATCCTCGCACATCAGAACGCCGCGCAACGTGTCCGCCGTACGGGCTTGGTCGTGGTAGTTACCGTGCGTCTTCGCTCGCTGGTTCAGCATGTCGTTGATATCGCTGCTCATGTGTCCTGCTCCAGTTGGCCTATGAACCTGTCCACCGCGTCTGTTGAGTTGAGCACTATGTTTCTGTGCCCAAGCTGCACCATGCGGTCCCTGAAACGTTCTTGCAGTCTGGACAGCTTGCCTATTGTCGACTTCAGTTCCACGAACCACACGACGCCCTTGGGCATGACGACTAGGCGGTCGTACACGCCGCGATTGCTCGGGGATGTGAACTTGTAAGCTGTGCCGCCAGCGGCAGCTACACGCTTCACTAGGTACTTCTCAACTTCACGCTCTAACTCTAACATGCGCCACACATAGCCGTCAAAAAATGTTTGGTCAAGGCTGTTGTCAAACTTTTTATGGCGTGCTAGCTAAGGTGCAGGAAACAGGAGAACACATGAGCACCCATAGCAAGATAGTCGGTGGTTCAACAGCCAAGCGTGTGATAAACTGCCCCGGCAGCGTAGCACTCGTGGACAAGATGCCCCCCAAGCCTTCCAGCAGTTACGCAGATGAAGGCACGCTACTCCACGATACTATCGCAGCCATGCTGACGCTGGACTACGCGGCGGATGTCTTTCTCGGCAAGACCTATGGCAGTGCCACACTGACCCAAGAGCTTATCGACGACAAGATCATGCCTGCGCTGGAACGCTTCAACGAAGTGGACCCCGGCAAAATGATGGAGTTCGAGATTGAGGCCGTTGTGGGCTTCGGTGACTTCATCCCCGGCGTCTTTGGCTCGGCTGACATTATCGGGCGGTGCGGCGATACCGCGATCATCCTTGACTGGAAGTTCGGCAACGGGGTGCTGGTTGAGGCCGAAGAAAACGAACAGCTTATGTTCTACGCGGCGGCGGCGATGCGTACGCCCGGCGTGCAGTGGGCGTTCGAGGGCGTCACTGAGGTCGAGCTTATAATCATCCAGCCGCCCGCTATCCGCAGCTGGCGCACGACAGTCAAGCGCCTGAAGCGTTTCGAAGCTGAGTTGTTCCAAGCCGTCACGCTGGCGTCGAAAGACAAAGCCCCTCTCAAGAGCGGGACATGGTGCCGGTGGTGCCCCGCGTCTGCGACATGCCCGGCCCTCTCCGGTGAAGCGGAACGTACGGCGAAAACGCTGCTCAAGAACATCGACGCGAAACAGCTAGGCGAGTTGCTGGACCGCACTGACGTCCTTGAGACGTGGATCAAGAACGCTCGCGAGCTTGCGGAGCAGATGCTCAACAACAGCGTGCCGGTGCCCGGCTACAAGCTGGTGCAGAAGCGCGCTAACCGCTCGTGGGCTAACGAAGGTGTCGCCAAGGCGGCGTTGCTGGGCATGGGTCTGTCATCTAAAGATTTGATTGACACCAAGATGAAGTCGCCCGCTGCGGTCGAAAAGATACTGAAAGAAAAAGTGCCTGCGGAGCTTGTCACGCAAGTGTCGTCAGGTACAACGGTCGCCCCGGAGAGTGACAGCCGCCCGGCTGTGCTACAGATCGGAAACCAAATCAAAGCCGCATTGGGCAAGCTGTGAGATTCGCGCTCATCTACTCACTGCTCCTGTGGGGCCTTTTTATTATGGTGATCCTCCCATGATCCATGTTGGGCCAATCTCCATCTACCTGATGGCAACCACGAAGATGTCAGAAGCGCATTGCGACAAGATGGCGGCGGATATCCTGCACGAGATCCAGCAGTCGTTTGCGGTCATACCAAAGACGCTGCCGGATGCGGTCGCTGACGCCCTACGCAAGAAAGGCTTTTCCGTCTTCGGTGCGGCTACGGTGTACGACATAATCGCAGGAGGCGCGTCATAGCCTACACGTACAAGTCTTTCCTGTTGGTGACAGCCAGCAGGGCAGTCCTCGCAAGCATTTTTGCGAGGGAAATCGAGAAGCTCTATCAACAGCAGAAAGCAAACACCGATGTCTAACGAAGTCACAGCGTTCGGAAACGCAAAGCTCCCCGCCGTCGCTACAATTGCGGCCCGCCTGAAACGTAACGTCGAAAACATCGCCTCAGTCGGCGGCTGTATCCTCAAGTTCGACAAGTCTGGTTCATGGGTGTTCGGCCCAAACGCTGATGAAACCGAGGAAGGCGCGGAGTGGGCGGTCAATCCCTATTCGTTCGTTCACGGATATATCGCATGGGGCGAAGGCGCTCCGACAGGCGAGGTCATGGGCTCCATGACTGAAGACCTGCCGGAAGTTGGCTCGGTTCCCCCCGGAACGGGTAATCGCGGTTGGGAGCATCAGGTTGGCGTCAGCCTGAAGTGCCTGACCGGCGAAGACAAGGGCATGGAAGTGCGTTACGCCTCGTCGTCTACCGGCGGCAAGCGCGCTATGCAGGCCCTTGGCCTTGCCGTTGCGGAGCAGATCGGTGCCGACCAGTCTCGACCGGTCGCAATCGTGACGCTGGAAGCCGACAGCTACAAACACTCGTCGTACGGCAAAGTCCATGTGCCGGTGTTTGATATCGTGCGGTTCGTGGGGCTTGACGGCCCTGTTGAAGCTGACGCCGGTGTGTCCCCTCCCCCGGTCGAAGCTGAACAAAAGACGGCTGCTACCAGCCGCCGCCGTCGCTCGTAAGCGCGACACCGCATGAAGCCTTGGCGGCAGGGTTAAAATCCTGCCGCCACTTTTTTCTCTGAGGGGTCTGACATGAGCATACTCTGGCTAGATATCGAGACTAGAAGCCGCTGCGATCTGAAGACGCGCGGCGTCTATAACTACGCGGCTGACCCATCAACTGAAGTGCTGTGCATCGCGTACGCTCTGGACGATGCTGACGTGAAGCTGTGGAAGCGCGGCGAGAAGCTGCCGCTGGCGCTCACTGAGCACAAAGGCGAGATACGCGCGCACAACGCGGCGTTTGAGCGCCTGGTGTTGCAAGGCTTCGGCATGCCGTATCACACCAAACAGTTCTATTGCACTGCGGCGCAAGCGCGGGCCAACTGCTACCCCGGCGCGCTGGCTGACGTGGCGCGGTTCGCGGGCACCGACATGCGTAAGGATCACCGTGGCGCGCTGCTGATCCGCAAGCTGTGCATTCCTAACGCTGACGGCGTGTTCGGTGAAGACCCGGCGCTGATGGCGGAGTTGTATGAGTACTGCTGCCAAGATGTGCGCGCCATGCGCGAGGTGAGCTTGGCCATGCGCGACATGACAGCCGGAGAGCTTGCCGACTACCATGTCAATGAGCGTATCAACGACAGGGGCGTGCTGCTTGACGTGCCGCTAGCTGAGGCGGCTGTGAAGTACGCAGCGGCAGAGCTTGAGGAAGTGCAGGCGCTAGCCAAAGAGTTGACCGGCGGCAAGATCGTATCGCTACGCAGTCCCAAGTTACGCGAATGGGTTTGGGCTAACGTGGGTGACACCGCGCGCGGCATGATGCTGGTTGACAAGAAAGGCGAGGTGAAGAAGTCCCTAGATAAAGTCGTACGCTATAACCTGTTGGCTTTTGCAGAGGAAAACAACAATGAAATCCCTGACTACGTGGCAGACGTTATTCAATGCGCCGACGACATTTGGGCGTCGTCAACGGCAAAGTTCCAACGTCTCCTTGGCCTATCGGATTTGGTCGATAACCGGGTACGAGGGGCGTTTGTCTTTGCTGGAGGCGCGGCGACCGGTCGCGCGTCTAGTTACGGCGCTCAAGTCCATAATTTTCCCCGCAAGTGCGTCAAAGCCGCCGACGAATGCCGTGAAGTCATGGCCCTTGGGGCATCCCTCACGCCGCAGTTTGGAAGCCGTGTCACGGATGTTCTCAAAGGGATGCTTCGGCCTGCGCTCATCCCCGCACTCGGCAATGTATTTGTAGTTGCGGACTGGTCCAGCATCGAGGCGCGCGTCACCCCGTGGGCATCGGCAAGTCGCCACGGGGAGCGTAAACTTGAGCTATTCCGAACGGGTACAGATGTCTACCGCGTCAATGCTAGCGCGACCTTCAATATCGAGGTCGCTGACGTAGACGACGTGCAGCGCCAGATCGGGAAGGTCCAAGAATTATCGTGCGGCTTTGCCGGCGGCGTCGGCGCGTTCGCGGCTATGGGTAGAGCGTACGGCATAAGCCTGCCTGAAGCTGACGCTGATCGTATGGTAAAGGCTTGGCGTCGGGCTAACCCGTGGGCTGTGACGTACTGGTCGGCCCTTGAAGACACCTACACGCGGGCGATGCGTAACCCCAACAAACCCTTTAAAGTTGGGCGCGTTTCATACCTCTTTGATGGTAGGCACCTATGGTATGCGCTGCCGTGCGGCGACGTCCTGTGCTACCCGTTCGCCGAGCTGACGCCTGACGGCGTTACCTATGCCAAGTGTTCGTGGAAGCCTGCGGCTGACGCGAAGGCATGGCCACGCGGTCGCTTGTGGCGCGGTCTGGCGTGTGAGAACATCACGCAAGCCATCGCTGCGCGCATTCTGCGCTGTGCTCTCTCTGAGTTAATCGCAGCGGGCTATGGTGTTGTGTTGCACGTCCACGACGAGATTGTTGTGGAGTGTCCGGCGGAGGCTGCGGCTGAAGTCGAGGCCGCGATGCGGCGAGTTATGACCACGCCGCCTGCATGGGCAGACGGCCTGCCGCTGGGCGTAGAGCTTTCAGCGATGACACGTTACGGGAAAGGTTGAATATGATTTCGCAAGCCAAGTTTGTTGACTATCTTGTTTCCCTCGCGCCCGAGGGCGAGACGCCGCTGATCGTGCTGCAGCGCCCGCGCAAAGATAACCCCAACAAGATGACGTTCCCGGCGCAACTGCCGGACAAGCCGATCCCGAAAGACGCGGCGGTGTTCGGCAATACTGCGTCGTACGTCATAGACCGTCTCGATCCTGCTCGTCCGTCGGCTAGCCTCGCGAACACCGACTATGTGCTGCTGATGATGCTGGACGATATCAACGCGGAATCCAAACAGCCGCCGATCCAGCCAACATGGATCATGGAGACGTCGCCGGGTAACTTCCAATGGTGCTACGCTTTTGACATGGATGCGCAACCGCGCGTCGGTGAGTTCGCGGCGGCGATCAAGGCGATTGCGGCGGCAGGCTACTCGGACCCCGGCGCTATCAACGCGGTGCGTAACTTCCGGCTGCCTGATAGCGTCAACCTGAAGCCAAAGAACAACGGCTTTCGCGCGCGCCTGGTTGAGTTCTGGCCGGGCCGAGACTTCACTCTGCCCGAGATACTGGACGAGTTCGGCGTAACAGCCGGGGACGCAGACGCTACAC